CTTGGTTCCTGACTTGATCCCAGATTTGATTCCTGACTTGACTCGTGACTTGATCATTGATTTGATCATTGACTTGATTCCAGATTTGATTCCAGACTTGATCCCCGACTTGATTCCAGACTTGATCATTGATTTGATTATTGACTTGATTATTGACTTGACTATTGACTTGACTATTGACTTGATCCCAGACTTGACTCCAGATTTGATTATTGATTTTATTATTGATTTGATCTCTGATCTGATTATTGACTTGATTATCGACTTGATCACTGACTTGATCACTGACTTGATTCCAGATTTGATCATTGATTTGATCTCTGATCTGATTCCAGACTTGATCATTGATTTGATCTCTGACTTGATTCCAGATTTGATTATTGACTTGATCCCAGACTTGATTCCTGATTTGATCATTGACTTGATTCCAGATTTGATTATTGACTTGATCCCAGATTTGATTCCTGACTTGACTCGTGACTTGATCATTGATTTGATCATTGACTTTTAATTCTTTATCTTTCAAAATTTTAAAAATTTCAGTAATAAAATTAAATGCGAATTGAGCAGCTAGTGGACTATTTACTATTATCTTGAATTTTGGTGGTGGTAGGTTTACCAATGAATATAACCAATCTATCCCATCTTTAAGATTTTTTTCGTTGTATTCACCATTGCTATTAAGTGCTCTATCTATCCATTTATTTCTGATTATTTCAATTTGTTTTTCCTGTTCTTCGTTTAATTTTTCAAGCATTATATCCACTCCTCCATGAATTTTTTGAAAAACTCCTGATTTTCTCGTTCTTCCTGTGCAAGGTCAACATTAGCATGGTCACGAAGTGAACGGGCTTGTCTTTGACGATAATCAATCCATTTCAGCAGGACAGATTTTGGGATTGAATCTTTAATCTTTTCCACCCCGAAATCAATGGACCAGTCGCCCCTAGCGAAGACGCCGCGCCTCCCGCCGTCGACGAACCAGTCGTAGCCGCGACCAAGAGGACCACTGAAACTTCGATCTTGATGACGATATAAATAGAGAGTATTTGGATTATCTCTGTTGCTTTTTTCTCCATTAGGGATTCCATGCTCGTCAACTAAATACCAACCATCTTCAGGGGGCAAATAAACTTTTATCCTTTTTGGGTTATTCTCAGTCCAGATAAAAGCCTCTGTTGCTCTGGCTTCGTATTCTATGTAGGTAGCACTTCTGCAAGGAAAAAACTCATAAATACTTTCATAATCATCTCTTGCATCATACAGCTCCTTTGCTGTCATCATCTTCTTAGGATCGTTTGTTTTTCGATATTTCATTTACTTACCCCCTTTCTATTATTTCATCGATAGTGTAATCCGGTACAATCTTGTAGGTACAGCTATTTCCGTTTCTTGAATTGTAATTTCTTGCATGACGGTAGATTAATTTCTTTATCTTGAGTCTGTGTCTACAACCCATTCTAACTGTACGATAGACAACGGTTACCTCTTTCTTGCATTTGGGGCAGATCATAAATCCAACCTTTGAAGGTTGGTGAGATGGCATACTTCTTTTGGTGTGTATGTACCAACCCACCAACTTCCTTCACTTTCCATTAAAATCATCCAGCATCCAGATGATTGTAAACAGAAAGAACGCAGAAAATAGCAAAGCTAATGGAAGGTACGTTCCAATCTCCAAGAATGTCCTTGCTAGGATTACTTGCACTGTGGAGATCAAACACACTACAGCAAAGTAACACGCTGCAAATCCTTTCATAACCAATTTAACTATATTTCCTTTCATTTTCAGTCACCTCAATCTATTTTTCTATTGTTAATGTCCAATCCCCCCCAACACCACTCCAACCAACTATACCTTCAATACCTAAACGATAATATCCGCCCTTTGTTACTCTGACTGCCTTTCTCCCAGTATAGTCCCCAATCTCGTTGAAGACAAGAGAATCCATATTCCCATCATCATCTAGCAGCTTAACTATAAAATTGCTAGTTCCTTCGTATTCCCCATTAATTATTATCAGACCCGATCCCAGATAGAATTGGTCTGTGACATCTGCACTGGTACCACTGAATGTTTGGTTAATTGAAAGAGCGTTTGGAGTTGGACAAGTAGTGACATTATTAACTACCACTCCATTTGAACAGACATATTTTGTAGTGTTTATATATACATCCCTAGTTCTTTCTATTATTCTTTCTGGTTGGCTGGTGCATAATGCCCTAGAGTCCACAGTAGAGTTATCCCAGCAAACATAACTGGTCTTCTCTAATGTTATATTAGAGGTTGTGTTAGAACATCTTGGGCATTCTGGAGTTTCGTTTGTAGTTGTCGTACAACCAAATAATACCATTAAACCTATTATAACAAATATTAATTTTTTCATTTAATTACACCTCCGTTATATTCTACTAATTCCTTATTAAGGCTGGTCTGGATCATCTTAATACCCATTTTTCAAGTTCTTCAGCTAGATACTTGATTTTGGCTAGTGAATCATCTGGTTTTAGGTCTATTTCTCCATTCCTGCCTGATGCTATGTATAGTTCTACTGCCCTGTTTAGGACATTCTGCCTGATTATCTGGATATCCCTATTATTATGTTGGATTACTTCTTTTTTTGGTTTTGAAATTGAGGTTATATTCAGGTATTGACCGACTTGTTCGTATTCGAATTCTACTAGGTCATCTGCGTTATAATCTTTACAGTCCTTGAATGTTGAATAGGTTTTCCCATCAACTGTAATATCCCAGACTGACGTCTGTCCTTTCCTTGTCTTTACTTCTCTTTTTCTGATTAAACTTATTGTACCTTTCATAGTATATCCCTCACAAATGATAAATGCTTACATATATACCCATTACCACTATATGCATTCCTAAAGGTATAATCTGGGCAACTACAACTATTATTTTCTATGTCTACTCTATAGGATTTTCCGCCACGCCTAGTTATTTCTACAGTAGTCTTATCTAAGAATTTGCAAGTGTATAGTTGCCCAGATATTGCCAATGGGAGCATTATCATTCACCTATATATTTCCTCAATACTTCGAATAATCGTATTGCCTCATCTCTTGACAGGAGGACTTGTGCTTGACCAGATATCTCAAAGTATGCACCCCTATAGTCAGTACCGCATAGACCTGCGTTCTTAACATCAAAAACAAGGCAGAGATTACCGTCCTTACGGTCAAGGTCGTATTCTACAAATTCGTCTGCTTCCATTATACTACCTTTGTTATTGCCCAGGTTATCCTGTCGCGGTAGTTTGGCATAACGAAATTTACTTTACTTATACATTCCAACAATCTTATAGCCTTCAATATCTTTTCCATACATACACACCTCATATACTTATAACTATTGTACCGTACTATTTATAAACCTTTGTATTATGAGTATTTATAAACATGTTTATACTTAATAGATTACGGTGGTTATATGAACATGGCTTCAGTCATAGCTATGTATAATCAAGGAATGAGTCTGAATAGGATATCGAATGAAGTAGGTGTTAGTATTCCAACAATTACTAAGAAACTCAAAGCCAGTGGGGTACAAATACGAAGTAATAAACAGATTTGGGAGAACATACATAACAACCTAATACTAAAAATAAAACGGCTTAATGAACAAGAAGGTCGTAGATTAACTTATAAGGAACTTGCTGAGAGATTGGGTACAAGTGTTAATACTATCTCTAAGCACATGAGAATTGAACTTAACAGGGTTTTGTTGTGAAATGTTGTCAATATTCAACCAATGACATGTAATATGAAAAAACCTAACAAATAAGAAATGCATTTACATATTCCTCCGTATTTGGGCAAACGTCATGCCTTGGTTCCTCATTTTCTCAATATCCGTTATCCAACACCATGCACACAATCGATATCCCCATTCCCGCGGCTTACCACACGAATCACAAAGTCTCATGTTCAGCACATCTTATACTGCAATAACCAATCAGAACTTCATAGTTAGAATGCTTATAAGTTCTATAACATTCAGGTATTTCCCATTCTGACATAGTATGTTGGCAATATTTGCATTTAATTAGCAAACGACACATACGACTACCCTGCTATGAGTTTTTTTACAATAGATAGTATATCTTTCTTAGTAGTCTTTTTCTTAGCCCATGCCGCTTTCATAGATTCAGATTGTTTCTTCTTAGCTTCTTCAGATCTCAAATAATCACCTCTTACAATTAGGACATTGTTTTAATATAGAAGAATATTTTGAACCGCAGTTGCATTCTAACATATCAATGGTATATTTTTTAATTTTATTTGAATCAGCATCAAACGTTTCTATAATTTTCATTATATTCGCCTTATATTCTCAGATTTTTTTATTTTTAATTTTCCTTTGAAATTCATTTTTATTTTTTGGCATATTTGGGATGCCACCAATGGATTGGATATTGAAGTATAGAAGCAACCTTCTTTTTTTACCTTATCTAATAAAGTTGAACGATTACAGTATTTACATAATAAATTATTATTTGAACTGGTAATTTGTATTTGGGTGCATTTTGGACATTGAACTATATGGAATATCATCTTAATTCTCTTATAACTTCTAATTTATCTATATCAAATCTACCTATCAGATTGGATGTATCATTGTCTTTTCCATCACTTGGTTTTTTTGGTTGGGAAAGTGTATCAAAATCAATTCCAATATCAAATAATTTTTTATGTATTTCATTGTGATGTTTTCTACAAAGAGTTATTAGATTCCACGATTCGTATAATAAGTCTGGAGCGATATCACGAGGAATGATATGATGAACAACTACGTTAGTTTGGTCTTCGCAAATTCTACATTTAAAATTATCCATTATTAATGTTTTTTGTCTTGCATCTTTATATAGCATATTTTCACCTCTGTTTTTTATTATCCTCATAGTACTTTCTTGCTAAATTTGTCAGGTTAGTACAAAGAATTATCAGTCTATCCCTTTGTTCTTTAGGTAGATTTTTATCTTTATATTTGTTTAGTTCTTTAGCCCATATTTCTATACTATTAATAGTTTGTGGATTTATGGAATTAATTTTTGCTATAAGTATGTCAAGTTCAGGATCAGGTATAGTCATGACATATTTTGCAGTAATTTCAAATTTTGATGAGATTAACTCAATATTTTTATCCCAATAATAATTAATAATTTCAGTCATAAGTTCGTCTTTTGTCAAATTTTTAATAGCTGCTAATGTTTTTATACGCCCCCAGCACAGTTCCGATATTAACATCGACCGCACTTTCTTATTAAGACCACTTTCCATTCTTATACCTCTTATATTTCTTAATAAGAAATATAATAACCATAAGAATTTATATATGCATTGTTTTTTTCTTTCTTGAAAAATATTAGTTGAAGTATGGGGTGTTTATAACTATAATATTGTTTTGATGCCTCTGGTTTGTCCTTCATTGGCACCAACCAACCAAGCTTAGCTCTCCAAACTAAGCCATTATTTAGCTGATAAGAACCGAAATACTCCTTTTGCTGTATCCTCTGCTACCGACCCAAGCCCAGCCACTGCTATGAATTGGAGTAACATATCTTCATTCCCTACTCCCATTGAGATTACTGCTCCTGAAGCTAGGCCAACAACTAAAGTAAGCCCAAACTTCTTAACATCAAATACTTCTTTAGTCATCTTCATATTCTTGAAATAACCGGCAACAGCTACTGCTAAACCAGAAGCAGCTCCTAATAACATACCAACTACAACGTCTTGCATATCTACACCTCTATACTATTGTTTGTATCCCAACAAAATTGTTAAGGATCGAATACTCAAATCTGTTATTACCTACAGCTCTCTTAAAGACAAATACAGGATTATATCCTTGTTTGTACTTGATAATAAAATCCTTGAAATCTTCAGGGTTATTCTGCTTAAGGATGATTTGAGATGGGTTGCTCAAGTAAGTATCAAACTTAACAACAAGACAACCCTGGGAAGTTAAGAATCCATCCATCTCTGATGGTAACATAACCCCTACTTTTGGTTTTAAGAAAGTTAAGAAGTCAGTCATTTTATCCCCTTCCAGTATTTGTTAATAGCATTACGCTTCTTTTTACTATCATATACCTTAGCATCTTCCCCTGCATTTGTCATTAAACCGTTAAAAATAACCTTAAACTCCTTTTTTACCTGACCAGCATATTTCCAGTTAGCCATGTTATCTACCCAATATTTCGATCCTTGGAGCTTTAAAGGGGCATCAGGGTGATAATCAAGGGTTGTTTCAAAGATATACCAAGCATCTCCCTTACCTTCCAACTTAGTTCCCTTGACGTCATCCTGGGATAGCCATACGACTGGATAGGAATGATATCCGAAGTTAGTCGGGCCAACTGAATTGAATATTTCATTAGCAGGAACCCCCAATGCTCTACATGAATCTACAAAGATGATCGTTCCGTCCTCACATTGATGAGATATAATACCATTTCTGAATACAAATGTATGTGTATGTGCCACTTCAAAATCTCTAAATTCAGTTTCTTCTAAATCTTCAATATATGAAATCGAGACCTCACTAATGTCATTATACCCATAATCAGTAAGAAAATGGCTCTTTGAATTGTAAGTTAATCTCCAAATAGGATGCCTTCCGACTCCTTTATGGTCTTCTTGTTTCCATGTATGGAAACTAAATCCCAATCTTAATGCTATAACTTGTAAATCCTTAGCCAATTGTTCAGAACTTGTAGAAAGTACATATTCTTTGTTATATTGATTCTTACCACAATTTTTAGTCCCATCTCCTAGATAATACCCATCTAATATTTTTTGCAGTTTATTCTTAGGTAAATTTAGGTATTTCTGTGGGATATGACCAGAAAAACTCATACTTGCGACTCCTTTAAATTCAAACAATAATTCTTTAAACCAAGATTTTAGAAAATTGATGATCGGAACTCCACTATTATTTATTCTTTCTGAGAATGGGATGCCTTCTCTTTCTAAAACTGGGATTATTTCTTCTATTATATCATATCCAGAAGTTTCAACATTAGATCCATTAATAGATCCTTCTGCTAGAAAATGACCAATAACAAAACATAATTCTTCTTTTAATTCTGGAATATCAACTTCCTGATAAGGAATGTTTTTTGCTGTTGGTACTTTTCTTTTCCACCATCTGCCCAGATCAACATCTTTCAATGCAATTTTTTCATATCGTGATTCTTTCTGTGTAACTCGAATCCACAACGGATGATCTTCAGTAATATCAATATATTGCCCATTTCTAAAATGAACTCGTTTTGTCTTTAATATACCCTTTTCCCATATATTAACTATTGGTTTATAACAAAATAATTTAGAATCAAAATCATAGGATAATACTTCATCTCCTAATTTAAGATTTGCCACTTGTTTAATTCCATCTTTCGTATAAATCTCTTCATAATTAGCTATACAATCAAACTTCTTTCGTAACAAAGAAACTATATGCGGAAGCCAATTATCTGGATTATCCGCTTGATATGTTCCTGCATCTATCACAAAATACCATGCTTTCATAAGTTTCTCATATTTCGATAGCTTGCGATTCTCGTAAACATTCAACGAGTCATTAAGATAACTTGATTGTGTGTATATGTGTCTTGGATTCTGCATCGAATATCCTTCTGATGTGCCACCTATCTGTATCCAAGGCTTATAAGCTGACTTTGTTTCGTCTAACCATTCAGGGCATATAGTAACTATTTCACCCTGCATAGCTAATGATGTCTTTAATGACTCTATTGTCTCATTCTTATTCCTTATGGTATCGGCATACCTAATATTATTTTCAGCTAATTCCGCCTGCAAATCTGTTACAGCATCTTCCAAACTACTTATTTTAGTGAGCTTTTCTTGCTCTGATTTCTGTAAGTTATAGAACATGGCATCTGCTGCTTTCAATCGTGCAAAGTAACTTTGTTCTCGTCCAAGACAAAGATCAAGATCGTTTTCCAATGCTGCTTCTTTACACCCCAACAACTTCTTTATACTAGCAACCAAATCAAAAGACATGATAGATCCCCTCTTTAGTTATGAACAAACCAACAAAATCAACGACTTCAATCTCATGGTCAATATCTATAATTTCCAACATCTTCTCATCCTTGTACATAGCAAATTCAGAATGATAAACACCATTAGGTTGGAAATAGTTTATACCTATGAAATCGTTCTTGTAAGCGTCTGCAAGACAAGAATAGTTTAAAATGGCTTTATTGACACAATTTGCATATCCATCCTTAAGCGTGTGTTCAGGGCTCTTAACCCAATATTCCTCTTTATAGGGCACTTGTGGTGGTTTAATCGAAGGGTGTTGGACTTCTATGCGTTTTAGTTGGCACTGGATTAACCAAACTATCGGATTCAAATTAAAGATCTTTTTTATGCCCATACTTTCTTCTCCGAAGTATAATAACTCTTGCTCAAATTCCTAAGGATATCATTCTGCTCTAATCCCATGTGGTTCAGTACAACTGAGGAAGTTATCTTTGAACTTTGCTGTATCCTGTGCGAGATTTCCATTACCTTATAGTCAGAAGATAACTCAGTTCCTGTTATGCTTACTGAAATTAGATCATTTGGCTCAGTATATGGTAGGAATGTAGTATCTACCCTATATCGTTTTATCTGCTCTTTTTGTGCATTAAGAATAGTAGTTGCCTGATCTAAAGTAGTATTAGTGTCATTTGCCTCTGGATTAACTTGGAATAGTTGCCTTTTTCTTCCATACATTAACTCATAATCAGAATCTGATATTGTTGAAGAAGTTGCAGTATTAACACCCTGCACCGTAACTTCTGTAGTAACATTTGCACCTATAGCATCTTGACCTACAACAATGGCATTAGTGCCCAAGACTATATCATCAGCAGATATTGGAGCATCTAATAAAGCTCTGACATAGACTTCTTGGTTTAGGGTACTCCCAAATTCGTAACCAACAGGCTGTACTGTTTTTTGCAATGCATCCCAATGCGTTTCTCTATCGAAATCTAATGTTACTGACTTACCTAACGTAGTTGATATTAAGGTACTTTGTAATAACCCACTATCATCAACTATATCCTTACAGATCTGCCCTATATCAGTTAAGCTTGAATAGTTGTGGGTATACATCTTATCATATAAGGCATTTGAATATTCCTTTCCAGTTATACTGATTAGATGCTCATTACCCTGTTGATAAGTCCTGGTTTCAAGCCAACCTCCCCATACCTTATTTGGAACGTAAAAATTATCTGGATCTTGGATGTATATCTCTATCTCATCCAAATATTCCAGAGAATCATAAATATCCCCATAATCATCAACACATGTAATAGAACAATCACCTATTGTTTTGTTGTTAGTCCTACGGCAGTCTAAGTTAATAACGCTATCAAGAACTACGTTTCCAATCTGGATCTTATAAGCAGACCAGCCAAATACAGTTATTTCTTCAGGAGATGTGTATAATGGCATTTATCCACCTGTAGAATTCCAAATATAGCTGTCATAATGGGTTACTGATGTCCCATCTACAGTTGCATTAGTGCAGTTAGTATACAGCCAGACAAATTTAGAGAAGTTTGAAGAGTTTTGAGTTCCATCATAAGCATTGATCCCACATAATACTGGCTGATAATTATAGGAGGTAGTTGAATTGTAGAGACTATAAACTTGAGCCGCAGTTAATGAAGTATTATATAACCTAACATCATCTATAGTTCCATTAAAACCACTTGTAACATGAAAGAAACAACCAATATCAAAAGAATTTCCAGTATCACTATATTGTATATCTACATTTGCCGTAGCTGGAGTTCCAACATCAATACCGTTTCTATATATCCTAAGATCAGAACCGTTATATACTGCAGTAATATGAACCCAAGTATCAAGTGGGAGAGCACTTGCATCTGTATATGTTTTAATATAAGAAACATTATCAACTCCACGCATGGCAAAAGCAATAGAATTTGGATCGTTATATCTGAGATAATAACTATAAAAAGGTGAAAGACCCAGCCTCTTAACAACTATATATCCAACTCCTGTTCCATGATTCCCAGTCCTATACACCCATGCTGAAATTGTCATGTTATTAGGTGGCTCTGTTAAATTTATAGCATTGCTGCCACTAAGATATGCAGAACATCCTGAAACACTTACACCAGGAAACTTAAGTGCACTCCCATCCTTATACACATCACTCCAATTGACCGCAGCTCCTTTAGTTAAATCATTATGCCCAGTTGAATCAGCAACTATTGTCCCGTTTCCTTCATTCATTCTCCAATACCCAACTAATCCATCTGGTTGGATGCCACTATCATAAAGATTCCATATTTGGTTTGCTGTTAATGCTGTCGGAGATATAACAAACTCATCCATAAGACCAGAATATGACTGCGTTATAAACCCAAAGCTACCAACTACAGTAGCATTATGCCCACCAATAATCAACGGGTGAGTATTCTTATAATCAGAGACATAATTTGAGACAGTAGTGCTATTCTTATAGATACCATTAATATAATAGGATACATTCATAGTAGTGCCAGATGTCTTTTTAACTATGGTTAGATGTGTCCATGTAAACTTGCTAATTATCTCGTTAGTGTTAAAAACAAAGGTAGTATTAGCAGTACCATTATCATACCCGAACCTAATCCTAAGATGATATGACTTATTCAGATAAGCATAATATTCAGTATCAAATGGAGTTGTAATAGGAAGTGGCTTTGCATACAAATATGGACCAGCAGACGCTGTCATAAAAGAATCATATTCAGCAGGATAAAGCCACATCGCGATAGTCATATTAGGAGTCTGTTGGACTGAAGTAGTGTTATCAGTTACTAGATATGTTCCGTTTGTACCTGTAAATGCAATAGAATAATCCCCAGTACCATGATCTCCTTTAGATTTTGCCCATGATGGGCCAAATGTTATATTTGAGAACCAACTACTATATTCTGCTCCACTTATCCCAGCCCCAGAACCTGATACTGCAGTACAATTATCAGAATATACCTGTCCAGAATATGAATAGAAATATATTCTTCTTGGGGATGTGCTGGTCGTATTCAATACAACCTTATAAAGAGTCCAATCCGGTATTGACTCATTTCCATTTAATGCACAAAATACCCATTGGGTACTTGTATTAGAATTAAAAATAGCAGATTGTCCAGAATCCATTTTATAAATGGTATAATTTTCACTTGGAGCAGTTGCATTATAGATCCTAAGAGTGAATAGTCCCTTTGCCCAAACATAGAAAGATGAATTCTGTGTAAAATTGAAAGTATTAGTAGTATACCTACATGCTAATCCATCCCCACCAGTTGGATATATCTGATTGGCATACCACAACCCTGACCAATCACGTGTTATATTAAGGACAGGAGAACCACCACAACCCAAACTATAAGAACTTATTCTATAATTTGGTACATCAGTTAAATTGGCAATAGTATCATTGAAATATTCAACTGTATCATTATCAACATATCCTTCCATCCCATATAATATATATCCAGGCACTGGCAAAGCTAATGATGAAAATGTAACATTTGTACAGCTATCCCCAATTAGCCATTGAGTGATATGATCTGGCAAGGTATCATTCAATGTCCCGCTTATATTCACTGATGTATTCCAAAGATTAACAAACTTAAATATGCCCATATACCAAGTTTGTCCTGCTGGCTTCACATTATACATTGTTGGAAATAGACAGTAACTCTTAACGTCATTTATCCCATAAGGCAATTCTACTAAAAAGGGATACATAGAGATGTTTCCTAAAGAATAATCCATCGGAGCATAATCGGTCTTATTAAAGTATGCAACTACTGGGAATTGAGCTGTTGCAGGGAAGTAATACGAATTTGTTTTCTTATATGGGACATTGGTATTAGATTGTGTCAGTGAGAATACAGAACCATTTATTAAGCTCCATACCCCAGCATAATAAACAGACCTATTGTCAACTGTAGAATTGACATAGCAAGTAATGTTAAAGTACCTGCTAGTTAAGTTTAATGAAGGCGCTGGGGATATGGAGCAGGTCAAGTTCATAGGGATATAAGAAACATTAGCTGTTGCTATCTGCGGAGTAGTTGCCAATCCAACACCACTAGATCCATACTCATAAACTGTATAAGTTCCATTAACAAATCTGTGCATATCTAATGATTGGTTTGTAGTATAATAGTTTGACCACATCCCATTTGGTTGTTTTAAAAATATGTTAAAAGTGCTTACATTTGCATCTCCAGTTACATTTATGCTCATATTGGCATAACGGATCATTCCAGCACCAAATGAAACAGTAGTAGTTGTTGGAATAGGAAATATTGGATTTACAGAACTCATCTCAGTCCTTACTGGAGCAAGATTTGTAAACGCATTTCCAGTTAAGTTATTGCCATTATTAAAGTAATATCTCCAACCACCATTACTTGCAGGAGCACATCCTACTGGTGTAGGAGACCCACAAGTTGGGACGGTATAAGTTATTGTACTAGTCAACCGGACATTCCCACGGAAGTATATGGATTGATTGCAGCTATTGCCGTTAAAGCAATATGCCCAACCGCCAGTACCACCAGCAGCAGCATTTCCACCGTTGCCGTGTGTTATTGTAATGGTATTTGAGTTTAGGAAAAGTGAGCATGCATAACCATTTGAATCACATACACTGAATTCGAAAGCTGCACCATTTCCTCCATTTCCAGCTGTAGTGCCACCAGCTCCTCCTGCTCCCCCAGTAAACGCCATAGTGTTAGCATTATGCACAGCAGAGCTAAGTATATAGACATTTCCGCTTCCCCCATCCCCGCCTGCTCCGCCAGAACCACCAGAACCTCCAGCCCCACCAGCTCCAGCAGCACAACTTATAGCTCCTGCCGTATGGTTAAACAATACATTGCTCATACTTAAGCATGGATATGCCCAACCACCGTAGCCCCCATTACCACTTCCACCAGGATCAGAATCCCCCGCACCTCCAGCTCCGCCATTTATGGTTATGGTATTTCCAGCATAAACAGTACCGGAATAACCTTCGATAGCCAACGAACCAGATGTCCCACCATCACCACCAGCATCACCGCCAGTAGCACAAGTTCCACCAGAACCTGCATTCAATGCAATGGCACCACTAAGATTTAACCTAAAGAAATTTGCTATATATACATTCCCACCATCATATCCTAAAGCACATGCAGCTCCATTACTACCACTCAATGTTATCGCTGCAAGGGTAATGTTATAAGCGTCTATGCCAAGATCAGGGGCATCACCAGATGCTGTTTGCCTTGTTATGCTTCCGAGAAAGTCTATTTGCTTGGCATAAAAATATGCACGACCTTTGTTATAATTTCCAGGGTTTATGATGCTAAGAGTCTGACCTACTGGAAGGGTTATATTATCGTAATAATAATATCCCCTAGCCCCAGCCAACCCACTACTAAGCAAACAACCATCGGAGGTATTACAGGAGGACTGAAGCGAATAGCCAAAATAAGTAGAAGTGTTCCTGCTATAACGGTTATAGGCACTATCAATCACATAGACAGAACAATTAATTTGTCCTCGTTCGTCTACTCCAGGACTTACGGCATTTATATCAGTTATTACTGGGGTAAAATTTGGAGAATACCATTGACTATTATCATACGGATTTTTGGTTCCTGGCTGCGAAGTAAAAACAGTCCCATTCTGCATCCTTACAGTAAACAAGACTGTGGTTACAGTGTAATTTTCCATGGGGTCTATATCTATAAAACATCTAGCTGGGATATTATGCCGTATATACTTATAAGAAAAATAAGGAGTTCCTACCTCAGTTGTATTCTGATGTGGCACAAATGCTTGCGGGAAGAAATGTAGCCATAGGAGTATAGCCACTGCTACCATAGCTATAACCAAGAAACTATATGGTAAGTAACTCGTCCAATTCTTCTTTCTTTTTTGCATCTTGTTCCCTCTGCATCTCAGTTACTTTTTTTATCTTATTAGCAATATTCTCCATTATTATCTCGTCTCGTTGGCTAACAAAATTACCCCTCTGGATCTTCAGGATTTTTATCTCTTCCTTGATTTGTTTTCCCTCACCATAGGTAACAGTCCTGAGCCGTTGCCTTAATTCTGCGATTTGATCATCATATTGTTTGATAACTTCGCTAAGCTCATCCATAAGCAACCACCCGATAAACCCGCTGAACCGTAATACGACATCTAACTCTCCTTTGCATTATGTCTATCTCAGAAACAGCTATGTCCTTTATGATACATGGAAGATAATAGACAGAAGCTGCATTTGTAAATCCACTTTCTATAGATGGAGTAATTTTAGCTGAAGTATGCCCATTAGTTATTGCTGAATTTGAATGGTATGTTATGTATAAGATTAGATAAGGATTTGGTGAAGTCACACCACCAGCTTTTATTATAGCACCTTGATTTCGATAGACATACAACAGATCAGCTAATTGGTCTAAAAATGTTCCAGTTCCTATATCACCTGCAGAATAGGTAGTTGGCAATAAAACAAACTCAAATGAAATTTCTTCTTCTCTTGTTTTTCCATCAAAAGCAAAAGGTCTGCTTAATGATGGAACATTCTGGAAAGTTATTGCTGATGATTTTATAGTCCACGTATTGATATTAGAAACATGATAGAAATTGAATAATTCCGTAGTCCCATCACTTGATGTCAATAATGCTACTCCCATACTATCACGTTCCAGTATATTGTGCTCCCCTATATGCAAAATTCCCCTGTATGCCCAATATATTTATATTTTGTTGTTGTGGTGCGATTTCCTTTAAAGAATCCAATTTCCCTTTTGCCGTATCCATAGCAAAGTTAAATGCAGAAAGTTTATTAGCTGCACTATCTGCATTCACAGCTAAACGGCCCAAATGGTGGTTTACCCCATATCCACCAGATAAAAGAACCTTCATATTATCACATTCATCTTCAAGTGATTGTAATGATCTGCCTGTTTTTCCACTAGAATCTTGCAATTTGCCAAATGCCAATATTGTTGGAGTTGTTGCTTCTTGCTCTATTCTTTTTTGTGTTTCTGTCTGGTCTGTTGCCTGTTGCTCATAAATAGATTGCATACTTGCCTCTGTTTGGGAACCTATCCCTTCTATCTTTTTAAAAGAGTCTTCCATAACCTTAGCTACTGCTTGTTGGTTATCTCCATAAGCCTTTGCGACTGCACCCAACGATTTAAGATGTTCTGATGTCCCTGAATCTATAGTTGTCTTTAACGAGGTTCTTACTTCGGATAGATTCTTTACAAAATTAGTCAACCCACTACTTGAAATTAATCCTATTTGGGCAAAAAATTGGACAAAACCAAGAAATAAATAAGAAAATATATCTACCATGCCCTTCAACAATGCATTTTCTAACCCTATGAATATCGACCCTATCCAATAGACAGACGCTTCTGCAATCGCACCTGCTTGGGCTGCCATAGGATTTTCAGGGGAAGCTGCAACCCTAGTTGCGAATGCCTCATTATATTTGTCTATAAATCCCTGAAAGAACAACATTAGCATCCTACTGACAACAAGTCCTATCTGAAAGAATGGAACTATTAATGTCATAAAAAAAGCACTTAACATTTTGAATGGTACGGCAATTATATCTATAACAATACTAAGCGCATCAATTATTCCTTGTATTGGAGAAATTATCATGCCGATAAGTTTTCCAATGAATACCAAAGGAGCTAAAATTGCTTCTATTAATTTATCAAACATTCCAACTAGTTTCCCTACTAGATCTATACCTAGACTTAATCTTATGACGTTATTAATTGATTTTAATTCTGTTAATACTCCAGATCCCCCACCTGCTCCTCCACCAGCACCAGAAAATTGATCCTTAACTGGTTTCATGGATTCCTCTAAACCAACGAAGGTAGGCTTAATTTCCAATTCCATGAACATCTTGTCAGCCATACTACGGCCTCATTTTGCTTTTTTCATATTCAATTTTCTTTTGTTGCGCCATGAAGAACAAATTCAGGAAGTCTATAGTCCACATATCCTCTTTTGCCACTTCATTAGGCAATTTATGCAAGTTGATGCAAATGGGCATCAATCTCAACATGTTCACTACATCCGGATGGTTCTCTGCACCATCTACAGATCCACTGAACATTATTTGGGCAAAAAATTCTTTTCCTCATTTGTCAACCCCATAACTTTATTGTATGCGTTTCTGATCTTAACATATTCCGGTTCTGGTAATTTACCTATGTTTATGGGTGCAACAGTAGCTTTTTTTATGGATGTAGAAACATATTTCAGGAAATCCCCCTGCATACCGTTTGATCCATAAGTCACCCCACATTCACGCATTATATCCTCTACTTCGTCATGTTCCAACGCCCTCACAATAACCTTGTGTGGCTTGTCATCCATATCCAAAACTTCAACCTCAATTTTTCTTGGCATTTAACCACCTAATTTATAGAAAGTACAATTACAAATTTTACACTTTTTTTCTTCCATAATTTTACACCTATACCGCCCAATCTGCCGTTGCATCTGTTGCAATTACTTGACAGGTAAGATAAACAATATCTAATTTCGCAAGTGCATGATCCCCAAATCCCTGGAATGCAAATGTCTTCATTCTTGAACTTGCACCATTAAGCTGTAACGACCTAAGGTTTGCCAATGTAAGCCCATTTGTTATTGCGAAATTAACAACCCTTGATGTTCCTTCGGCATCCTGAGTCCCTAAGATAGATCCGTGGACATAACCAACTTCAGTTTGGCTAGTATATGCATAAGTGACTGAAGATGTAACTTTCCATTCATCTGTAGACATATTGGCTGGGATAAGAGAATTCAGAAGCTCAGTTGACCTTATTGTCCTTTCAAAAGTCCATACAAAATCAGTCATTGTGCCTAATGTTGCTCCACCTACAGTAAGGCTAGAACCTTTAAAAAGTATCGGGTTTTCACCACTTTGGGTTGCAACAGCCAGTGTGGTAGTATCACTAACAACCTTTTGGCAATCAAACTCTATGGTTGCCATCAAAACTTCTCCTTTCTTTGCCTCAAACTTAACACTCTTTATCAAACATCCAACATACAAGTCCCTACCAACTACAGCAGCAGCAGAAGTATTGTCCTTTCTACATCTAGCTATTGTCAATGAAGGAACGACATCGTCAGGATCAATTGTATGAGTATACGCAGAACCAGCAGCTGCATCGGTAGAATTTCCTATTATATACTCTAAAAATTCAACTCGCTGACATTTAAGCTTAATAGATCCGCCTTTGTATCTATAAGCATCTTGCTTATAATATGCAGGAGCAGTAGAACTTAGCTGATGACCAACATCTGTCCCGGTTTCATAGGTTGGAGCAGTAAAACCATCAGGGGTTTCAATCATTCCTAAAACTCTTGTTGGAGTTGCTTGCACCCCAAAAGAAAGTTCAACGCCATAAAGAACAACGTCTGTTTTTGGACTAATATATGCCATATTTTCACCTTGTTATTTTATCTATTTTATATACATCATTATCAGCTACATTGTAAAGTTTTGTTCCGTTCATATACATAACATCAACAAGACCTTTCCTTGTCTTTGCCATCTTTATCCTGACATTCAGGACATCACGATAATATCTATAAGAATTCTGTAGGGTGTCCAAATCGTTACTTAATCCATTGATCAGACAAAGGATATTCCCATTCTTAGAAATCCTTCCCTGCACATTATAACTGATTCCATCAAAGGTATAATTTCCAATCTTACAAATTGTAATCTCTCTTAAGGTAGTAATATCACTTCTTGTTGATGATTCGTCAAATGTTTTTTCCTTACCAACATCCCCAGAGACTAAGAATGTTGAAAATATCAAGAGGATAACAGCTATTATTTTCATAGTCCCAACCTATCAAAGTGTTCTGTTACTAAAGTAATGTCATACCTAAATATTCCTGAATCTTCTTCGGTTCTAACTCTATTTGAGTCTACTACAATCCAATCGTTAAATTGCCAAACTGATGGATACCTATTTGTATCGAAGTAAGATTGGATTTGCTCTTTGATTGCACTAACTAGATCAAAATTTTTCAGATGAACACTGTTATAAACATATTCAGTATTGCTTTGCCTATTCCTAACTATGATTTTGTAAGTAGATTTGATGTAATCCCCTGTACCGGAATTATAATTCTGGTATGTCATTAATCCAGGTGGCGTATATTCTGATCTGACTAGATCCACTGTTATTCTTGGAAATGTGTTAGTATTTAAAAACGGATGGTCATCATATACCCAAGGTTTTCTTGACCTATACGTTACTTCTATATTGTCAGTAGTTGCTGGTTGTGCCAATACCCAAGTTATAGTACCTGCGTTTCTATCCAAAGTATAATCAGTTGTGATAGTTTTTGTGACGCCACTCACTTTGACAATACATCTACCAGTAGAAGTTATTTTTCTTTCTAAATAATTTATCTGTCCTATTGCATTAGTTCCAGTGAAATATTCAGTATAATCACATGTGTCTCGGCTAGTCTCATCTAAAGGATCAGTAACATTATAAATAATTAATCGACGTAGCATTCGTGTAATATTATGCTGGCTTCTGTTATTATCCGTCATTTCCGAGACTTCTCGTATTATGCCTCTACAGAGCACTTGCCCATTGGCATGCTTAACAAAACCAAGATAGTATGTTTTGTATTAAGATATTTATAAATATTAATCATACCGACGCTAGAGTCTTTGTAAATCTATTGGAAAAATAGAAGTTTTCCAATATCCAACGTGGATAAATACCTTTAACTGATTTAAGGAATACATCCTCTGTTGGAAATCCAAGTGCAGCAGCTAACTGAGCATTTTTGAAATGTAATGCTTTAGCTTCTACAGGAACTATACTCCCACCTTTTCCTCTTCCTCTGTGTTTAATACTAAAAACCCCAGTACCATATTGAAGATATGACCAAACATTATCATTAAAATGAACGGACATGTGGTCAGGGTGTTTTTTGTCGAACAAAGTACCAGCTATTGGACTTGTATATCCTGAGGGCAAATTCTCCATTATTATGTCAAAATCTGTTTGTTTGACTGCCTTCTCTAACTTATCCATAACGAATTGCTGACAGACTTTCTTTAGCTTGTCTTCATTCTTTGCCATCTAAATAATTACACAGTAAAAAAATATAAGAATTATGATTCATAGAGATAGCTATCTGGATCATTATATGATGAATCTTTTATTCTACGAATTACACCAGACCCCACCGTTGAAGCATCTCCAGCTACTCCTGCACCCATTATATTGTTTAATCGTTCTAACGCCCTGTTCCATTCCTGCGTCCAAGCTTCAATTTTAGTCAATCTTTTGTTTGGATCAATAAATTGCTCGTCCATATTCATGAAATACAAAATTGCAGCCTTTAATTTGATTAGGGTACGTTTTAGCTTGATATAATTTGTATCCGTACTTGTAGCCAAGCTTGACATCTCCAGGTTTACTAGAGTTTCTGCTTCTTCCAAGTAAGTTCTACAAGTTGCAACAGGCATTGCATTTTCACTTGGGATGTTTATAAATGATAAGAACTCATCAACTGTAACTATATTCTGATTTCCTGAGATAATCTCAAATTCTGGCCCTACTTCAGTTCTAGCATTACCACCAGTATAAGTTATTTGAATCAGTGTATAATATTGCCCAGTTGTATTGAAATCTCCGCTGGCTGTAGTATAATGTGCCAATCCATTTGCAGCATCATCAATAATACAAGTCTTTGAAAGAGCTAACGTATTACTTCCTATCGTATACATATTTAACACGACAGTAGCACTTGTCAGGTTTATTGGAGTTCCATTATCTTCAGAGAGCACTAAACTTATTGTATAACCAATCCTCCCAGTATATAATGTTATTAGTGACATATTCATCTCTCCACAAACTCCAAAGTATCTTTGCTTTCCCTAATTACCTGTGCACAAGCATCACAAAGATCCATGAATTCTATAATCTCCCCAAATTCATATGTAAGCCTAGTTATCTGGTAGGAATTTGTTTCAAATTCTGAACTACATAACCTACAGGTCATTTAGTTTTTCTCCTTTAACTGGTTCCTCCTTTACTTCAGAGATTATTCCAGTTTTCAAATCAATTTTATAATTATTTTTCTCATCAAGACCATAATTCTTTAAGAGCATCATGAAGAACATATTAGCTTCCCTATTTGCCATCTGAAAAAGCAAATTTGAATTTTCAAGTGCTGTTTTCCTTGCATTTAATTGCTCCAATTCTTCCTTATTTACTTTTAATTCATCCATAAGACCACACTACTTCTTTTTTGTAAAATAATATATTCCTATTCCGCTTAGGATCAATGTAAGGGTATCTATTGCCCTGTCGAAAACATCTACTTGGAGATTGTTGATTGCACAGTAAATCCTCATGATAGACAATGCAACAATCAGGATAACAACTAGGACAGGTAGCAGTTCCTTCAATCCCATATTGTGTTTCATATGACATTTCTACCTACCTAGAAAGCTGAAGAATGGCGGGATTATTGCCATATCTTCCAACTTTGCTATTGTGAACCCTATCGTTCCCCCAACGCCAACATTTACAAATATATCTAATAACACAATCTCTGACATTTCATACCTCTATTTCCTCTCTAAGTGTTACGTCTACTGACTCTGCTGATGCAAGCAATGCAAGTTTTTTTGTTTTAGAACGCTGGAGTTGGGCAATAGCTGCATCTATATTTTCTATTTCTCTCTTAATTTGAGCATAATCTCGAGCCGTAAACTCACTTTTCGTAGTTACATATACTTCCCCCCCTTCTCTAATAATTGTTGAATCCGTCATTTATTTCACCTCAGTATAAATATCCGAATACATCAAACCATATCCTTTAGTTGCCATTAAAATCACCTTTATATCGCCGTTCATTCCACTTGTCTCCACCATGCTCCATCAAACACCAATTGTAATGTATCGCCTGCCGTTGCTGCAAAATCTACTCCACCATCTAATTGTAATCCATAATAACCACTTCCTGCTGCCGTACCATGCTTAACGTTGGGATTGCTATCGAATTGCAGGATAACCACAGAACCTGCTGTCCATCCAGTTCCTAAGATTCTCTGGATTTCTGTTGCACCAGTTATATCGAAGTAATTTCCCAATCCAAGAGTTATATCATTTGCAGAGGCAACGTCGGCACCTTGCAATCCGAGTTTCCTTCCTTGACCTTGATATGAACCATCTTTGTCCACATAAAACTTCTCAGTCCCACCCATATTAGAGATGTTATTTCTAACAGTTAGTAATGTTGCACCAGTAGTTGTAAAGTTATTCCAAGCCCCAAGCCCCACCCCTGACGCAGTTCCACCATCAGCATCCAAACCTGCAAAGTAAATTGACGAACCTTGCGTTTTGCCTAGATATGCAAAGTCAGTTGAACCGTCTGTTAATTTAAGATGTGCAACTACAAAATTCCCAGCAACAGGTTCAAGCGTCGCAGTCATTGTTTTATCTACTGCTACTGCTCCATCTACATCCCAACCAGAAGCCCTCCAAGATAGAATATTAGAGTTTTTTACCTGATCTCCGACAAGAGCAACTCCAGTTCTATCCAATCTTACTCCGCTATCCCATACCCCAGTAATATTAATAGCAAAGTTAGTTCCACCAGTAACGTTTGTTGATGTTAGATAGATTCCATTCATATTTGAATTTGCATTATCTCCAGCCAAACCGTCCATGTCTATTATAAAACCATTTGCTGTTTCACCACTTGACAAAGCAGTGCCAACTCTGTATGTTTGCAATAAACCAGTAACATCTCCACTATTATTGTCAACATTAAGAGTTAACACACTTGCACCAGTATGGTCAGTAGTACTTGCATCAAATGTCCAATTATCCGTAGCTCCAAAAGTAATTGTAGCTGTTCCAGTATTATACAATCCATTGGTTACAGTTCCTGCATTTCCATCTATATTTGCCTTTCCTGTTCCTTTTCCAACGATATTAAGGGATATATTCGTATCGCTTCCACTAGCACCAAGAACTATTGCATTTCCAGTTGCTGCATTGGTAAAAGTGAAATAGTTTACTGCCGCTGGAGTAGCCCAAAAATTATACATTATATTACCATTGGCATCATATACTATTCCATCTACAAGGGATATCCCCCCATCAACATAGATTCTTCCATCTACTTCTAATAGAGATTGGACAAAAAGAGAATTTGTATCTGGGCTATGAGTCGTAGCAACAGCCCCACTTCCGATTTGGACATATCCTGGGAATCCAGTCAGATTAGGTTGACCACCGTAAATACGTGCTACGCCACCATTTGTAGCCAATGCTCCTGATCCACCAGCACCTGCATAAATATATAAGTTATATCCATCAACATTAGTAGAAGTAGTTACTCCAATTGATGTATTATGATCTGGGAATATGAAATCCCCATTTGCATTAAGATATACTTTTGAAGTTCCATTATTTCGCCAATCAAATAGACTACCGCTTGAATATGCATTATTAGTGTCAAAAACATGTGCATAAACATTACTACCATCAACTACCGTTGAAACATAAACATTGGAGGTAGTATTTACAGTCGGAGCGGCTGCACCTAATGCCGCATCAGCAATAACATCATTATATGTTGTGGTACTATTATCAGCGATTGTGTCAACAAGAAGATGGTTGCCAGCACCACAAGCTACTGTACGATATATTTTTCTAGCAGTACATCTGCCTCCACCTAAAGGAATATCTGTTAATGGAACTGTGTTATTTCCTCCACCACAAGTAACAATACCACTTATTGTTCCTCCTTCTGTTTCTCCTTCTTGAGTTACAAATGTTATCCTATATGTGTGGTCCCCATCATCAACTGCACCACCAGCAGTAGGCGACGATGCTGAAGGAGCCGCAGGTGTAGACTCTTGAGGGAACACCTTTAATTTGCTTTTTAGATTTAAATAAGTGAGATTTAACGGACCTAGCATTGAAAAAGCAATAGTTCCAGTATCTATCCCACCTGCACCATTCCCAGTGGCACTAAAAGTAAATACGTCAGTAGTACCTATCTTGAAATAATAAGTTGCAGATGACGATCCAGTAAGTGGTATATCCAATGTTAATCCACCACTATCAGTTGGAGTAAACATATTTTTTGTTTTTGAAATAGATGTGGTAGTCCCATCATCTAATACACCTGTAAAATTACCACTAGCATCAACAAATCCGATTTTTGTTTCGTCTGGCATAACTATCACCTTTAAGTAACTCTCATGTATTCTAATTTACATTTCCAGTCTATTGTAGTTGCAGCAACTCCAGTAACCCTAACATCAACTGTCTGTGCTACTGTATCTGCATTCAAAGTACAATCCCATGCAGCATTGCTTTCTATGGATGTTATAACTATCGTGCTACCTGTTTGGGTTACATTTCCAGCAACATTTCTGTAAAAACATCCTTGTAATGTATAAAGCGCTCTATTAGATCCGTCTGATTGCCTGCCTATTACAGTTGCCGTAACAACCCAAAGATCCCCTTCAGCAACTGCAACTGTTGCAATGTCTGTAACTGTTGCATCTGCTGTTTGAACTGTGAAAAGGTCACTTATAGTGATTCCTCCACCATAAGCGGCATTAATACCTAATGTCATTGAACCTTTGATACTAATACTTGCTCTCTCAGTAACCATGTTATCAGAGTAGAAAGAGCATATCTTTCCCCCAGCTGTTGTAAGGGCAGGGGAATTACCAATCCTTACTGCAATAGCATTAGCATCATCTGCATCTGAACCTCTTAGATTAAGTGAGAGTGTAGAGTTTGCTATAACTGCCGTATCTACTGTCACATAGCTAGAGTATAAAGTACCAGCCGCAAAATAATAAGCACCAGTCAAGAATCTGTATCCTCCTACCGCAGTTGCATATACTGAACCAGAAACACTAACATTTCCCCCAAATCCAGCAGCCCAACCATTAGTTATAGTTAGGTTAGTGCCTTGTATTGGAGGCCCACTCACATATAAAGTATATGCATCAGTTATCGTCAATGCCCCTGCAACATTCCCATTATAAGTTCTTGCTTGGAGTAAATAATCCCTTTGGGTAGCTAACGGCCCAGCACCAGCAGCCCATGTCTTAGTCGCAGATAAATTATAATTGACATCAATATTTTCACTTGCAGCGGTTATACTAGCATGTGCTGGCCCTGTCAAAGTAAAAACCGTATTATTGCCACTTGCTTGTGCTGCGGGGGTAAATGTTGCATAACCAGAAGAAGTGAAAGTTAACCTATTTCCATTTCCTGTCCATACTTGGAGTGAATGATCTGTAAATGTACCAAACATAACGGGTCCAGCAACAGTTGTTTTCCAAAAGGATTCTATATTTGTTGTTGAATCCCTAAGAATCATAGCGCTTGCCCCATCATTTGTAGCATATACAACAACTTGAGATGCTGTGGTAGAAGCAGGAACATCAGCCCCAGCACCAACTTTCAAAATCGGACCGGACGAATTAAGAAGCATCTGTGCTACGTCATTAATAGACCATTCCATCGTTGAACCAGTAGGGACATTAAAATGAAGTTGGTTAGTTGCATCTGCATCTCTACCAACCTCATAATTTCCTGCTGTAATTGCAGTGCCAGCTGTAAATTTTACATTTCTAGCTAATTTCGGATATAAACAAGTTGTTGTGTCGTCTAACCAATTGCTTAGTTTAGTCGCTCCAGACATTTATATCACCACACCGTAATAGACATGGAGCTATGATTGCTCCCACCAGTGAAGTTCTTGGCTCTGATAGCTGTTGTAGCTGCGATAAGTACATCATCCAGAACAACTTCTGAATTTGCCTGGACCCTTATATGGTCTGTTGTTCCGCCATTCACACTGACTATTGCATCGTTTGCTCCAGTCAGTGAAATCTTTATATGTGATGCTGCCCCTACTGTAGTAAGAACTGTTTGGTATGCATCTGTTCCTGATGCAAGCGTACCTAAAGTTTGAGGAGCTTGTGGTCCTGTAGATCCACCAACTACATATCCATTCTCATCTATAACCTGAACACACAAAACATTAGTTGCTGTTGTTCTTGCAGTATTAGCTGCATTGATTATACCCCTATTATCAGTTGTGCCATCTTTGAGTTCAACTGCACCTATTTCTATGTCTCCTACTTCCAATTCAGCTTCTACTTCTAGTTTTCTTGTTGTATAGTTACAGGTATCGCTTGTTCCAGCTGTGGCTTTCCTGTATCTTATCCTTCCAGTATCATAATTAAGTGCAAATTCACCATTTGCCATTAGTGCAAATTGTTCTGTATCACTAAGATCAGTCCTATAAACAACTTCTGTTGTTAATATAGTTCCAGTTACCCATGCAAAAGAAGTGTCTCCAGTCCTACCAATATCTGCACCTTTTGAATCATAAATAGCTGACCGTTCTAAAGAAACAATTCCCGTAGTGCCTGCTGCACCTGCTGCAAGAGATACTGCTTCCGCACTGATAGTATTCTTTAGATACGCAGTTGGTGTCCTTACTCGTTGTGCTGTTTTATCAACTGATCCACTACTATTTCTTCCTGCCTCTGAATAGGCAGATCTCCAATCTCTTTGTGTTGAACGTTCATTGCTCACATATATCACCTTTGATTTATGATTAACGGAGTGGTTCTCCGTCGGAGGGTTACTCCATTTTCAAAAAGACCAAGAGAAGTAATGCGTTAATCACGCACTACATATTTACAAATTTATTCTTTATCCTCGTAATTATTTCCCCACTGCAATCCAAGTGCCAGTACCGTTTGCATCGGTGACTATTGTTACAGTGCCACTTGCCAATGGAAGTGTTTCGTTTATTACTGGAGCGTTAGCTATAACACTGGCACCAGTATGAGTAAGAACCATACTTTCTACTCCTCTCAAACCAGTTACAATGTCCCCCCCAGTACTTCCACCGTCGCTTGTGAATGTACCAAATGCTATCCTTCTTCCCTTGGATTCAGGAGCTTCAAAAAATACTCTTGCCGTATATGCAAATGCCATAGGTTACACCTTTTTTTCCTCTTTAAAGAAGTCAGGACATAATTCCTTTATTGCTTCTTCTTCTTCCTCGGTTATTATGTTATTTATTCGGAAGTTGTACTTCAACAGGACTGGGGCGATATTCTCTTTTCCGCTAGTAATTACGAATCTCTGCCTGTATTTATGTGGCATAGCCCTGTCCTTTTTGTCTACATACGAACTTGTATTGGTTGGTGAGTTGATTTGTTTTATTATGTCCAACATTGCCCTAAGATCATATTTGTTTGTAAGGTCGAAACTATGTTTGTCACCTGGCCCAAATGTGAATACTCCCTTCTTAGGATAATAAATAGACCAAGCTCCTATCCCGTTGTATTCAACTTCCACAAACTTCCCTTTTTTTTCCATACTTTTTTCCTCAGTGTTTTTCATAAGACCACGACCATTTATTTATTTTCTTCAAAAATAAAAAAAATTGCTCTTCGAAGGTTAAACCATTCTTGAGCTTTTTTATTTGCTTTATTAGCCCTACCTAGAAGGTTATGAAGAGTGGAATGATCTCCCTTAGTTAAAACCATGAGGTTAGTTAGATTATTATTTCTCCAATTACCATCTACATGATGGACATGTAAATTTGGATCTGTAATACCCATAATCTCTCTGGCTTTATTTCTGAAGTAAGTACGATCGCCTCCCTTCCATCGTGGATGATTTTCTGGATTAGCAAAACGCTCTTTTGCTGTCTGGCTAATCGCCTCACAATGTTCAGGAGTTCGTTCGTACATTTTTAATGCCTCCGAAATCTTTTTGTTGTGCTCTTCCGTTCGAGGTCTGCTCCATACACAACGCCTGCATAACCCGCTTTTGCCTCTTTTTGAAGGGGATTTCGCAAGTTGTTTGTTGCATTGAGTGCAGAAGACTGGTATCGCTTTCACTCTTCCCACGTTTATTTTGTGGCCTTTTTGAAAGGTCATTTTTATCACCAGTCATTACATACACCTCAAACATTCATAAACACTTCCTTACTAATTAATTAAACTCATATACCGGTTGCATAAAGCAAATAGTACGGGAGTTTGTACTGATCTACAAACTTGTGTACAATATCAAATGTCTTACCTGCTGCACCTTCATCAGTTTCATAGGTTGCAAAGTTCTCTAAGACATACATTGTTGCAAACATACCTTTCTTACCCATGAAGAAAGTACCTTCAGTCATTGCCTGGTCTTCGATAACTTCCAATCCGAATGGTTTTGGAACTATGTTACCAGTTTCAATTGATTTGTTCGTGTATAGTGTGCTTTGGAATCTTGTATCTTTCTTCAAGTCTGCATAATCATTTGGTTGCAGAAGCAAGAAGTCAGCTTCAAGCCCACCAGCTCTTTGTTTGAAAGCAGCCTGAGCAGTTACAACATCATTTACTGGGTCTCCAGTAGTTGCCCACGTTCCACCAGTTGCAGTATATGTTTGACCTGCATTTGATGCCATGTTAGCAATCAAAGTTCTGTTTACCGAGTTTCTTACTATTTCTACGTTTTCGATAGTATGTTTGGTAATATATTGTTGGACTGCTGAAACTCCGGAGTTTAGCAATGCCCTGTCAAGTTTGTAAGCAACACCATATCTAGTTGGAGTGCTCGTTGCATCCTCTGTCCCAATGCTGTCTGCTGGAGGTCTTGCCCCATCTGCAATTGCTACTGGGTCATCGAATGAGGTATAACCTTTGGTTGCACTGTAACTTTGGGTTTGTCTTGTGTATTCCAAAGTAGTTTGACCACTGTCGCTTTGTGCGACTTCAAATAAGTCCATTGCAGTCTTCTTAGTTGGAAGATATGCATGAAGTGTCTGATCCAAGTATTTCTTATAATCTGTCGCTATAGATCCAAGTCCTGACATATTTAATCACCTTTATATAACTCTTATTACGCTGGCTAATGTTGCCGAAACCTCACAAATACCACAAATAGTGTTAGCTGAGTAAGTAGTCAATGCACCAGATGCTGCACATCCTACATAACCATCAGCAGCAATAGTGTATGGTACTTTAACCTTACATCCACTTCTTGCTACTTTGATAACAGTCCCTGTTGATCCTGCTTCCAGAGCAACACCATAAAACACACTGTTATTTGCAGCAGTCACTACAACATTCCCACTAGATAACATCACAGCAGCACCAGCGGTTACTGTTCCGCCACATGTTGCAGATACAACGTTACCATTGGCTGTTGGCCCTTCCGTCTTGTCAATATCTTTTGCATACGTTGCCATATTTTCACCCTTATAACAATCTTATCACACTGGCGTTTGTTGCAGAAGTTTCAACTATTGCAACCCTTCTACCATCAGTGTAATCTTCCCATCCTCCTGTTCCTCCGTCTTGTGGTTGGACATAACCATCAGCAGTTAGGGTAACACCAGTCCTAATCTTGCAACCAGTTCTTGCCACCTTGATAACAATTCCAGATACGGCAGTTTCCAAAGCAACACCATAGAAAACGTCTGTTTTAGATGTACAAGCAACTACATTACCACCAGACAATCTGACTGAGTATCCAGCAGTAACTCCACCAGCACCAACGGTCATGTTGGTAATGTTCCCGTTGGAGCTTTTGCCTTCGGTTTTGTCTATCGAACCTGTATAAGTTGCCATTATATCAACCTCTTAGGAATCTCTCCAAATTGATCCTTGCTGCATCAGCGATTGGATCGTTTGGTGTTTGACTTGAAGAAATTGTTTTTTTTATTCCAGCTGAGAATTGTGCGAGTTGCTTTTCCAGAGTTTCAACTTTTGTATTAAGTTCAGCTATTTCCTTGGAGTACTTTGCTTCCTTGTCTGGTTGAACTTCCTTTTCTTCTGGAGGCTTAACTTCGTTCATTTCTTTTGTTTCCTCTTCCTCTTCCGCTGCAAGTTTATCGAGTGCTTCCATAATCATGGAAACCTTACCTGAGAGTTCTTCGACTGTTTTTGCCAATTCTTCGATTTTAGCTTTGGCATCGAATTCCTCTTTTTTAGGTTCTTCTTGTTTTGGCTCTTCTGTTTTTTCAATAGGAGTTTCTTTTTTCTCCTCTGGTTTTACTTCGTCGACCATTTTATCACTCCCTAATTATCTTTTCTTTAACAAATCTTCCTGTATTATTATCTCTTTGACTTCTTTCAACTAATTTTTTTGGTGGGATTAATTCAATTATTTTAAATTCAAAACGTTCATCACCATATTCATTCCAAGCATTCTGTAGATGTGGATTGGCATGCCTACCTGCATCTAAACAGTATTTGTGATGTTTAAATCTGGTATAGAGTTTGGTAGAACTACCAATATACCTCTTATGTGTTATAAGATTTTCAATACAATAAACTCCACTGAAAATCATGATGTTCCTCCTTTTATATGTCTCCGTAAACTAATTATCTTATTTCCTTCAACTTCTCCTGCTGAAACTAAACTTATTGCTTTTCCATTTAATTTTTTCACTTTATGATTTGAATCATCAGGATCAACATAAAAGTCATGAGTAGAACTAACCTCTTTTATGAGTCCCGTTTCTATTCTATCTAATATATTATTGTTTAATTGGATTTCAGGAAGGTAAATTGTTGCGCATAACCAATTTTCTCCGTCTATCCTTTCAGGGTATGTATCTTTTATTTCACCAATTTGTAATGTATAATCCTCATCACTATGATTTGCATATAGATATTTACCCTCAAATGTCTTGCCATCCCGTTCTACGGTTTCCCAATCGTAATGATATGGCACACCATTTGTTCTGAAATCACCTTCTCTTAAAAATGCAATTTTTAATTCAGCATATTCTTTCATATCGAATTTTTGGTGTTGAGCAGTCTTAAAAATTAGAACATTACCATGAGAAATAAGCTTGCCATATTTAGCAGTCTGATTATCTAATTTTTTCTTATAATCTACTGGGATTTGCCCTAATCCAGACATCTTGGCAGTTTTCCAGATTGATTTTAATTTTGCTTTCTTCTGTTTCTTCATGTGGTCTAGAACTATATGTTTGACTGTCTTTTCTGGCAGTGATGGATGTTCTTTGGATTCTTTCTTTAGTTCTTTTGGATCAACTTGGTTTTGACTTTCTATTTTTCTTTTGATTACTGCACAGTATGCTTCAGGATCATCCTTATCTTTGTTTTTTGAAACGCAATCTTCGAATGAACTATATTCACCAAACGGGCTCATGATTTTTTCCCTCCTTTCAGAAATTCTCTTACATCTTCAAAACTTTCTTGTGTGAATGGAAGTTTCATCTTTTTTTCGTAATCTTCAAGAAGAATCAGATTCTCTGGATCAATAACAAAATCATATACATATTTCCCATCTGATGCAACTGAATGATCATACCCAAAAGTATAGAAATTCCAATTATGTTTTTCTGCATATTCTAATGCTTTTTCATGGCATTTTCCCATCCTATCTTTTTGCTCTGGAGTTAATTCTTTAACTATCCTAGCATAGTTATCACTATGCGGAGCGTCTTCTATTTGGAATAGGTATTTCTTTCTTTTTGGATTCAATAGGGATTCTTCATCAGGGTTAGTTTCATAATATTCCCCCCCTCTTGGACCTTCTTTCAATTCAAATCCTTTAGGTGCTTTGCCATCTGATGGGTATTCCTTTCCGAATTTGGCTGTTTCTGAGAATGCTAATGAACAATTACAATCAGGGTGGATAGCCGGAGCTTTTGTCTTATATTTCTTGCCTTCATACTCAGCCTCGAAATTTGCTGATAAAGGAACGGATTTACCATTTAAGGATTTACAGATAGGACAAGCTTCTTCATTTGATACCCATTTCTTGAATTTCATTCCGTCTTTCTTTGCTTGCTCAAGATGAGCTTCTTGTCGTAAATTATTCTGTTCGGTAACTAACAATCGCCTTGCTTTGTCTTCTGTATAATTACCTATTTTTTGTACTTGTGAGATTATTTGCTTTGCTGGTGTTTTTGTTGCTTCTGCATTTACTATTTTTTCGATTATCTTTTTTGCCTTAGCTTTTGAAACTGATTTGATTTTCTTTCCTAATTTCTTTTCAACTATCATCTTCATATTTACATTCTCAGTTCCTAATTGCTTGTTTAGTTTAGGATTAATACCTGCCACCAATGCATGTTGAGCTTCCATTATTGGGGGAATATCCGACTGAACATCAGTGGCAGGCATGGTTGGTGGTGATACCTCTCTCTCGCTTGAATATCTTTCTCCTATGCTAGGATCTTCTACTTCATTTAATTCGAGTAATTGTCTTGCTTCATTGAACGTAATAAGACCAGCATTCCATTTCTCTAGTACCATTCTTTCTCTGTTGATTTGATCTTCTGTGATTAATTGTACCCATTTTATCTGTGGGATATAAGGACATCTTGATCCATCATTTGTGATATAACCATGAGTTTGGAGGTACTTATCCAAAATCTCATAAACATATTCTTCCAAATATCTTCTTTCTGCTTCACAATCTTTTTCGAAATCTGAACCTTGTTGATAAGCTGACGCACGATTTGAATCTCCCTCCCCAGTTAATAATTCTCTTGGGACCCTAAGACCAACAGACACTGCAGTGATATACCATTGCGGGTATTGACTTAGTTGTGATGCGGAATCAGATTTTAGATATTCCAACCTAGCATAGTAAGGTAGGACAAAGCTTTCCTTTCTTACTGGATCAGTTACTGCATCTTGAGCCATATCATTAAGATCATCAGTTGGGGGATGATCCTTATCGCCTACGTACATAACTGGTTTTGGGTAACCTATTGTGTTGATAGCTTCCGCAGTTGCAAACATAACCTGGTTAAGTTGGGTTATCGCATCATAAGCAGGTAAGATAGTAGAGAAACCGTACCAATTATCATTAACTCGATTAAGAGCCAAATGAACTATTTCATCTTTTCTTAGGAACATATAGTTTGCTTTATACGCTATTGATCCGATTGGCTGACCAGCTTCATTATAAATAATATGGGATTGAGTTTCCTGTAATCTCTCCTTAGCAGCTTGAAGGTTCTCATATGAGGGTATGGATCCATAAAGTAGACTTAGATTACGATATAGTTGGGACAAATCGTTAATATATTGCCAATAGCCTACTGGAATCCCCTCGCCATCAAGGAGAATCTTATTATTTACATAGTCCCTTCTAAAGTCAATTGATTTAAAGTCACCATGCGAAACCGAGACAAGAGCACCTAGTTGGTTATATAATAATTCGGTGAATTCGTTTCCCGCCACATGCGCATTTATGAGGGACTGTTTGAAAAAAGTCTGGTAGTTGATTCTTTTTAGGAATTCCCAACAGTCTTTAACAGCTTGATCAGCCAATACAACGTCAACATCATCTGCTGGGATGAGGTCAAATCCCATTCCTATAACTCTGTTAACTTTTAGGTTGATCGCTTTGTTGACTAATGGATTAATCTGATATAGCTTCTCAAGGGTATCTATAGTCACTCCATCTGGGGCAGTATCAGGACTAGGACCTGGGACGTCTTTATAATAATAACCAGTATCATCTGACAGCAATGAAATTTTCCTATGAGTGGCTATTCCACGAAATAGATGTTTATCCTTATCTTGTTGCCCCAACTTTGCACCTAGATTCGGCTCAAGAATAATAAGACAAGATACCCTAAAATGATATAGCGTAGGATATTTATAAATATTAATGTTGTCGGGTGCATTTCCACGGAAATGCACTGTGTCATAACCTAATTTCTACTAAAGACAACAATTTTCCATTAAGTTGTTTGAACAATGCCAGACCTAAAACCTGCCACTTTTCTTTTTTTCTTTGTTCTAGTAAGGTTAGGATCTCATCTGATACTTCATCTTTGATCTTATAAGTCCACGTACCATTCTGTTTTTCTATTATGAGTGATCTTCCTTCTATGCCAACAATATCCTTAACGAAGATACCTTGTTTTTCTAGATCTTCTTCTGTAATGATATTCTGAATTTTTCTTTGGTCTTTATCTATTTCGTATATGTCTATCAATCTTCTTATTATGTCTTCTGTGGTATCCCCTTCATTAGCAAATTGTTTAAGGCGTTCTTGGATTGTTGGACTTAGTTTAACTGAGTTGTAATACACATCCAAAAGCTGTAATACAACATCTTGATAACTTTCGTTATATTTCATTAATTTTCTAAGTTTCATACGTGTTCCAAAATCAATTCTACAGAAACTGTTTGCCTTTTTTCCTATTGATTCTTCTTCTGTTGTAACTTCCATGTAATACACCAAGATATTATGTAATACAATCTGTAATACAATGATAGTTATTGTATTACATCATCTTCTTTTCCACTTCTCCCTAGCTTTTATAATAGCTTCACGCTTATAGGTAGGATTCCCTTTGAAGATTGGTTTCTCGTGGTAAATGGAGTTTGATAGTGATAATATTAGAGAATCGCCCTCGTCAGGTGACTTATCAGGATCAATAATCTTTAGTTTCTTATCTGATCTGACTTCATATGTCCAACTCCTTAACTGAAGAATAAATTTGGAAGCGGGTGGGAGATTTAATAATTTACCATCTTTAGCCAACTCAGCTACCTTAAAGACTACCTCGGTCTTAAGATTGAAATAACGATCTGATCTAGGGGAGTTACCTGCAACAAACCCAGAAACATTATATTTTAATTCGCTTAACCTATCCTTAACTCCTGCACCAAGACCTACCGTATCAACAGTTACATAAGCATCCTTATACTTATCTATAATCTCCCTAGCATGGCCTACTATAAGCATAATATCGTTCTTATTTAGGCTTACATGCTCTATGTAATAGAACTTACCGTTAGATTCGCCAATAACTGTTATTACGCTTAAATCTCTACCTCCCCTAGCAACATCTATCCCAATATGGTATTTATCGAAAATTTCAGGCTTTATTTGTGTTATACAATGTTCTATGGCTGAATTAGGGAATATGGCAAATTCCAATTGTTCTGGAAAGTCTGCATCAAACAATATCTTGAATTCAATATCTGTAAGCTCTCTTCTTTGGTCATCTACTGCTTCTTGGGTCATTCTTCCGCATTTAACACAATCTTCCCAAGATATATGGATCTTTTCCCAATCATCTGAATGGTGGTGTTCGTGAAAATGCCCTAAATTCCAAGGGTTTCCTATTTCAACTATTTTAGCATCTATTGATTCGACTAACATACGGTATATCTTGGAATAGGATTCTTCATCGATTTCTGCTGTTTCTTCCACTATTGTTAGATGATAAGCAAATCCCATAGCTGCCATACCTCTGCTTGTTAAGTCTATGGATTTGATTTCGATACTTGACCCATTAAGAAATGTGATCCTTCGCTTACTTACTTCTTTTCTTAATCGTTCTAGTTTGGTTAAGCCTTCAGTATCTACCATGACAATACTATCAAAAGTTTCGTTTCTACTTAGGAGATCTGCTATATAATTCATGATTATCCTAGCTTTGTCATGAGTGGGAGCTAAGATACCAACTCTGGTATTATCATGGAGAATAGCGTATAAAATAGCTGCCATCGCCATAGTGAATGATTTGCCCATTCTTGTTGTTGCTCTGATGGTTATTTTTCTTATATCCGGATCGAATATATCTTCTAGAATTTTGTCTTGTATCCCAGGATAGAGATCGACATCGAATAGGAGCTTTGTCATTGGGATGAAGTTGGGTTCGTTTTCTTCGGTTTGTACAAGTTCTTCAAATCCCATATCAATCCCTTATGTTCCACTGTTGCTTCTACTTGGTGGCTTTTGACGTAGCCTCTCTTTCTGCCTTTGTATTTTAAGAGAAAGAAAGTAGCTGCTCGATCTCCTTGTTGAACTAATTGATGAAGTTTATTTTCTGCGAAGTCTAACACAACCTCATCTATTTCTTTAACGGCTTTTGCATATTCTTCGTCTTTTTCTATCCATTCGTAGTGCATACACCTAGCTATTCCAATCTTCTCTGCTGAAGCTGTGACATTGCCCAAACTCTTTCGTAATTGTTCTATCATAGCTTTCTGTTTTACCCTCATAATATATCAATCGTCCGATTCAGTAGGTTCTAATTCTTTATCTACATTAAATTCCCTGTTTAGACACTTTATAACTGCATTTGGTTTTAGTTGTTTGTATCTTTTCAGAATAACAGAAACATATAACGGATCAATCTCGATTCCAACACATTTTCTGTTTAGTTGATCTGCCGCGACTAGAGTTGAGCCTGAACCTAAGAATGGATCGTATATGAGATCGTCTTTTTCTGAATAATCTCGTAGAATAGCGTATAATAGACCAACTGGCTTTTGGGTTGGATGAACCCGCTCTAAAAGTTCAACATCTCGCTTTCCTTCTCTTAATAAACCTGCCCAGAGATGACGATACACTTTGACTGTTTTTTTGTCTTTGATATTTGTCCAGACTAACTCTGCATCGGAGAATGTATCTTCTAATCCTCCTTCTGGTTTTTTATCCCAAACTAGCCAATGAGAATTGTTTGGTAGTTTTGCCGCAAAGTGGTTTCCACCAAAAATAAACTGTTTTTTTCCGTATTTGAGTAGGAATGATGGATCAAAACCTTTATCATCCCCTATTACTGGTCTATAATGTCTAGCTTCTACAATACCGTCTCCACCGATGGAGGCGGTACGTTTAAAACCGACTTTAGTGGAACCGCCGATGGTTCCGCTAACATTTACTATATTGATTCCGTATGGAGGATCTGTAAGAAGAATTTGGATTTCTTCTGTTAATTCTACTTTAGTGCTATCTGCACAATAAATCTTATGTTTTCCGTCTATCTCAAAAATATCCCCTAATTGAATGTTTGTATGTTCAACTTCAGGTGGTGGGGGATCGTCAAGTGGAGGGGGATCGATTAGTTCGTCCATGTCTAGATTAAGGTTTGTTATTTCTTTCATGTCATTTAGATCTAGTTCAAAATCCTGGGTAAATTCTTGTAATCCTTCGTAAGTGATAGCAGCATATTGGCTATTATAGGTAAGTATTAATTCACCAGCTTGTTTTTTGTTGTCTGCTTCTATTTCGACATAAGGAAGATAATTTCCATTTTCTATTGTGTGACCTTCTTTAAGCAGTTCTTTTATACAGATTAAACGTTGATGCCCATCCAAGATGGAATTTTTCCAGATGAAAATAGGTGCGTTAAATCCATTTCGAAGTATTGATTGTTTTAACTTTTGTTTGCCTTCTTTGCTTAATGATTTTAGGTTACCTTGAAAACTCTCAAATTCTTGGACTCCTTTAAGTTTGCAGTCCTTGACTCGAATCTTTATTTCCATATAAGACCACGACCATATTACTCCTCTTTCTTAACTGTTATTGTAGACAAAAAGAATGTTCCCTGTCTTCCGTCTTCCTTCTTAACATATGAACCTGAAGTTATTTCCAAGCCTATACATTCATGGTCAAGATACTTTTTTAAGGATGAGTTTGCCATTTCTTCCAATATCTTATGATTAGATGCCCAATCTATTACAATGACAATGTCTTTGCACTTCTCACCTATTAACATGAAGACCAGCTTAAGTTATTCTCAGTTGATGATTATAAACATGGTATTTTATGAGGAAAATAAAGAAACATAAAAAGAGTTAATCTAAAACATTATATCCGTTTTCTTCCATTATTATGCAGAACAATCTCCAACCCATCCTTTTAGGGAAAATGATCTTAAATCCAGTTTCATTATCTACAAAAGAAGTAATTTGCCCCCTATCATGAATGATGTCCCTAGCCCTTATTATTACTGGGTTAAATCTTGTATACGCCTTGTTATTATGCACCCCATAACTTGTAACGAAATTTATCCGATAAGTTTTTACCTTGTACCTCCCTCTGAACCTTACATGCTGCCGGTTACCTAAAGTAAATCTCATCATCACCCTCTTACTCCTTAGTCTCCCGTTTTCTTATTCTCTCATATAATAGATCCCTATCAACAAACTCTTTACAAACAATGACTTCATGATCTTCAAACCATCCTTTACACCCCCTTTCTATACATCTCTCAGGCAAAGTCTTTTCTAGATTCTTAAGTGTGTTAGATCTAATATACACACAAGTTTTCATATTATACCTCTATCTTGTTCCACTCTGCTTCTTTCCATACTTTATTTTTTCCCCTTCCAGTATATCGTCCTTTATCCCAGAGCCAAAGCTGGAATATCATTCCATCAAAACCATAAACATCCTTAAATGCCTTAATTTCCCTTTGATGCTCAAGATAGTAGTTTCCCTGGTTTAGGTGCTTTACTGAAATAAATAACCAAATCTTGCCTTTACAAGCAACTATGTCAAATAATTGGGCAAAATCCACACACCCAAATCTAAACCTTACTGATTTGAATGCTACAAACCATCCATTTTTTCTTAACTGATCCCTTGCTAACTTTTCCTTTCTGTAACCCTTACTAACAGTTTCAACCATTATCCAACCCAATTCTCATCATCTTCAAGGTCAATAAACATTATCTCTGCAATCTCTATCCCATAATTCTTAAAGAGCATATTAATCTTCAGTTCAGGTTGTTTATTTTTCATAACATCATCTCCTTAACAACGTTAATATCTTCCATCAATTCTTTACTGAAAACCCCAATCGTATTCAATGTGAAAACATATTCAAACTTAAATTCTTCAGGATATTTTGTCTGTAAAAGATAGACTATGTTTTTCATTGTACGTCTGTCCTGATAAGACAATGGACTAAGATGACAATATGAAAATAACCACTTCAACTTATCGATTTTTTCTATTCTGTTCATAAGTCATCCTCGTCGTTTTGAAATCCTTCTGCTCCACGTTCTAAGTACCAAAGATTCATGTTTTCACCTCAGGTTTCAATAATTGGAGTATAGCTTTCCTCAGTTTCTCCAAATGTCCATGCTATTGCTCCGAGACAGGTTTTAGTTTGGTCATTTATCGGAACTCCTAGAAAGGTTTTTTTATGCGTCGAATGGTCTTCTACCGAGATTACTCTGGCATTTAGCGTATCTGACAGCTTAAATTCAAGAACTTGATAAGTACACATCTTATCTGTTACTTTGGATTTGCAATGGTATGTATCAATTATTTTGGCGTTGGCTTCCTGTATGATTGCATCATAGCCATATTCCTTGATCAAAACGGCTTTTTTTTCAGTGTTATCACACCCCAAAATATCTTGAGCAGTTAAGCTTTTTTCTATGAATGCAGCTACATAACTTATTTTCTGGAATGAAACGTTATCTTGTTTCATATAGAGATCGCCATTGCCATCGCCATTGCCATAGCCATAGCCATTGCCATAGCCATTGCCCTTGCCATCGCCATCGCCATTGCCATAGCCATAGCCATTGCCATCGTCATCGCCATTGCCATAGCCATTGCCATCGCCATAGCCATCGCCATTGCCATAGCCATCGCCATAGCCATCGCCATTGCCATTGCCATAGCCATAGCCATTGCCATAGCCATAGCCATTGCCATTGCCATTGCCATTGCCATAGCCATAGCCATTGCCATAGCCATTGCCATCGTCATCGCCATTGCCATTGCCATAGCCATAGCCATTGCCATAGCCATTGCCATAGCCATCGCCATAGCCATCGCCATAGCCATCGCCATTGCCATCATCTACGATTAGAGTTTCCATCGTTTCACCGATAATAAATTTTCTCTAGCTTCTTCGGAACAGGGGATTATTTGGAAAACATCTTTCAATCTCATTATTGGTACTGAGATGGAGAATTTGCATTGATCTGGTTTTTTTACACCTTCCATAGCCAATTGGGATAAGCTGGCAGCTCCAGAATAGTACCAAAGACAAAAACAGTCTTCCAGTTCTACTTCCTTGTTATTTTCCTTAATTAAATATCCTGCATAAACTCCCGCAGGGCCACGTGCTATAACAAATTCTTTTTTCATAATTTCACCTAATCCATTACTTGTCTTATTACACCAAGAAGATCTACTTCTCTTTGTTTGACCATGACGTATTTACCTTTTTTAACTGTTATTTGCTGATGTTCTTTGTGAGTAAGTTTGGCTGTATTTGGAACATAAATTTGAATTTGACCGTTATCTATTTCGAAAAAAACAACTCCGTTGCCAGTTAAAATATGCTTATGGCCGGTTGAACTTCCTTCTGCCAAAACTCTTTTTGTTTTCCCTATTTGTTTTCCTGTTATCTCTTCTATTTCTTTAAGGAGTATATCTCCTTGTCGATATTGTTTCATGTTTTCACCTATCCTCTATTATTTAATCGCATATACCTTCTATAACTTTAATTTCATTCGGTTGAAAAATACTTCCGTCATCACAGGATACTAATAGATTACCAAATTGGGTATAATATCTACAATTACATAATGTTTTATTTTCAATTATTATTGCGTCTTTTTTTGGTGTTGTACAACCAAATAACAAAAAAATCAACAACATACAAATGATTATTTTCATTTCTCCACCTCTCTAAGACAACGGCCATCTGACACAAAACTTGCTCTGCTCAAATTGTTCAAGGACTTGCACTTATTCTAAGCATTCTAGCATACTTCTGATTTTCACAACCTTCTAACTTACATATCTCTCCGTTGTTGATTTCATTACACCAACCATCCAAAATATCTGCCATTTCAAGGAGACACTGACGATAGTGTTCTTCTTTTTTTATACAACCACATAATCCTCTTAGAGATTTGCAATCATGACAATCCATTGGAGGTTTCTTTCCTAATTTCATTTAACCATCTTCCATTAATCCAATACTTGTCTATTGGCTTGTGGAGAATATTCCCTTTGTCTTATCACTGCATAAGTTCCTTTTTCCAATTCTATAGATTTGTGCTCTTCGTGAGTTAATACTACTGTTTCTTCTACTTCAAAATATTTCTGTTGCTGAACTTGATATACCTTGGATCTTCCTTCAAGCTTATGTGCATGCCCAGTAACTTCCCCTTCAGCAAGAATGTTTGTATCTACGATCTTTGCATCGTTTGGTAACCCATCTATCCTTACTATCAACAAATCCCCATGCCGTACCATATTCTTCATGTTTTCACCTCAAGTTTCTATTTCTGGTTTATATTCCTCTTTATTCAGGACAAATGTCCAAGAAACGGCAGACATACAATCTATGATATTGGTATCTTTTGGGTCAACTCGCAATAGGACTTCTTTCCCAGTTGATGGACATTTGACTTTGACAAATTTTGCTGGGACATCGTCGTCTTTCATATCAACTGAAATAAGTTGGTAATCCCCGTCAGTATGAAGAATATTAGCTCCAAGTTCCCTAATTACATTTTCATATCCTATCTTGCGCATTGCTATGGTGCGTTGTTCAACATTTCTTAGGTTGACCGCTTCATCCGAAGTTAATTTTTTATCTCTAATTTTTTCAAAAATATCTTTACCAAACCCTACGCCCTCAATGAAATAGTTTTCTGTTCCATCGAGCCACTGAACCGCAGCTTCGGTATTAGAATGAAGCCTATTATTCTGTTGTAAAACTTTAATTGGTGGGGTTATGATTATTACAACATTTTCAAATAGTATTGCATCCCAAAAACCTTGCTTTATATATGATTCATACTTTCTGAAGTTGTCTGTTAGTTTAATTCCTATGATTCCAAAATAATCGAAAAATGCTAACCATCCTGAATCCCAACTCAATCCCCGTGAAAGAAAATTTATATATTGACTTCCGACTTGGTTCCTGACTTGATCCCAGATTTGATTCCTGACTTGACTCGTGACTTGATCATTGATTTGATCATTGACTTGATTCCAGATTTGATTCCAGACTTGATCCCAGACTTGATTCCTGATTTGATCATTGACTTGATTCCAGATTTGATTATTGACTTGACTATTGACTTGATCCCAGACTTGATTCCAGACTTGATCATTGATTTGATTATTGACTTGATTATTGACTTGACTATTGACTTGATCCCAGACTTGATCATTGATTTGATTATTGATTTTATTATTGATTTGATCTCTGATCTGATTATTGACTTGATTATCGACTTGATCACTGACTTGATCACTGACTTGATTCCAGATTTGATTATTGATTTGATCTCTGACTTGATTCCAGACTTGATCATTGATTTGATCTATGACTTGATTCCAGATTTGATTATTG